CCTACCCAGAGTGGGCGCAGTACCATATCCCGGCCACCGACACTTCCCCCGGCCGCTGGGATCCGGCCCGCTGCATCACCGACATCCTGATCTGGGACCCAGCATTCGACACGACCGACCCAGACACCGGCGCCGTGACCCATCAACCTTACGACATGATCTGGCGGGTGATAGTGTCTCTGCCACAGGCGTCCGACGAGTTGCTTGCTTCGTCCCCAACCCAACTTGTCATCGACCATGAGACCGGCGAAACCTTGTTGATGCGGTACTTCACCGAGGCTTCGCTGCAGCGGTTGTGGATGCAGCCGATCTTTGCCGGCTCGAAATATCCGTTCCAGAGTGGCCAGGGAGGCATAGTGCCTTGAGTGACGTCAATGCCTCGGACCCGAGATCCCTTCGCAAACAATCTGCGGCTGCTCGGCGGGCCGAGATCGCTCGCCATGAGATCATGCGGGGCCTTATGTCCTTACCCGCTGGTCGGGCTTGGGTCTACCGGTTGCTGGAGCGCTGTCATGTGTTCCAAACGACCTTTTCCATCCAGGCCTTGTCCATGGCCTTCCAAGAAGGCGAACGCAATATCGGCCTTGAACTCCTGGCCGATCTTATGGCCGCCAGTCCAGACATGTTTATAGCGATGCTAAGAGAGGCACAAAATGAGCGGAGCACCAGAGAGGGACTCAACGGGAACGCTAGTCGATCAGACGCCGACGGCGGTGGTGGAGACCCCGACGACCCCGACTTCGGAGACACCGTCGACTGGGACCCCAACGCCCCAGGCGGACCCGGCCAAGCCTGAAGCTGCCCCGTCGCTGCTTAACGCCGAGCCGAAGGCCGAGGTCCCAACCACCTATGAGGCCTGGAAGGTCCCCGACGGTTATACGCTCGACACCGGCGTCAACGACGCTGCTGGCACCCTCTTCAAAGAACTTGGCCTCTCCCAGGCCCAAGGACAGAAACTGGTCGACTTCTACAGCGAACACGCAATTAAGTCGAACGATGCGTTGATGGACATGGTCCGTCAGCAGAATGAGGCGTGGCAGACGGAAGCCAAAGCCCATCCAGATCTCAAAGGGAAACTCGAAGCCGGCGGGCCCGTGCTTACGACTATTTCCCGTGCTCTGGACGCCCTTGGCGACCCTCAGCTTAAGGCAGACTTTCGAGCCACCATGGACATGACCGGAGCCGGCAACCACCAAGCCTTCATCCGTGCATTCTACAAAATGGCGTCGAAGATCGTCGAAGGCACCCATGTCGCCGGCAACGGCCCTTCGCCACACGGCCAAGCGCAACCTGGGCAAAGACCCCCTAGCGCCGCTCAGGCCATGTACCCCAACCTTCCGTCATCCAGAGGATAACCTCCGATGGCCATTATTGGCAATACCGCCCTAACCTATGCTGACTGGGCCAAACGTATGGACGATGGGTACCATACGGCCCGGATTATTGAGATCTTGTCACAGACCAATGAAATCCTTGAGGACATGCTTGTCATCGAGGGTAACCTTCCTACCGGCCACAAAACGACCATCCGGACCGGCCTGCCCCAAGCGACTTGGCGCCTGCTGAACACTGGTGTCCCGAACGCCAAGTCCACCACGGCCCAGATCGTCGATACCTGTGGCAACCTCGAGACCTACGCCGTTATCGACAAGGACATCGCCGACCTCAATGGCAACACGGCCGAGTTTCGACTCTCAGAGGTCAAAGCCTTCCTCGAAGGTATGTCCCAACAGGTCGCCACCACCCTGATCTACGGCAACCAGTTCGCCAACCCTGAACGGTTCACCGGTCTGGCCCCTAGGTACTCAACCAAGAACGTCTCGCTCTCGGACACCGCGTATAATGTCCTGGATGGCAATGGTACCGCCAATACCAACTCCAGCCTTTGGATCGTGTGTTGGGGCGACGACACCCTGCACGCCACGTTCCCCAAGGGCAAGATCACCGGCCTCCAGCACCGAGATATGGGTGAATGGCCTGTGGCGGACTCGGTGGGCAATACCTATCAGGCCTACCGTGACCACTTCAAGTGGGAAATCGGCCTGGTGTTGAGGGACTGGCGCTACGCCGCTCGGATCGCCAATGTCGACGTAACCCAGCTTACCGGTGTCAACGCCGCCAACCTGATCAACCTGTTGATCCGGGGCCTCTACCGCCTGCCTACCCAACCTGTCTCCGCCGGCACGATCCAGACCTCCGACACGCCCGAAGTTAGGGCGAATATGGGCCGAACGATCATCTACTGCAACCGCATCCTTCGAACGTATCTCGACCTTCAAGCGATGAACAAGACCAACGTCTTGCTTCGCATTGAAGAGTTCGACGGCATCCCGATCACCACGTTCCGGGGCATCCCGGTCCGCACCTGTGACGCAATCGCTTCCAACGAAGCCCAAGTGATCTAAGGAGGCTACTATGATCTTGGACGGTTTTCTCGCCTTCAGCATCAACCAGCCCATCCTTGGCGCTACGGTTGTCTCAACGAATATCATCGACCTCGGTGAAGTCTCTGGCATTCCAAGCTCCGCTTTCGGCGGTGGTGCTAGGGACATCGGTATCGGTGACGACCCTGCAATGAAGCTGCTCGTGCAGGTGACTTCGGCTTTGGTCGGCGGCACCAGCATCCTGCCGGTCCTTCAAGGTGCGGTGGACAATGGATCTGGCGCTCCGGCTGCCTTCACGAACTGGTGGCAACCGGCAGTGGCCGTGCCTTTGGCCAGTCTGGGCCTTGGAGCCCGGCTGATGGACATGGATATGCCTCGGCCACCGGCTGGCGTAGCTGTGCCCCGGTACCTCCAACTGTCCTACACCGTAGCTGGCACCTTCACGGCTGGCACGCTTAGTGCGTTCTTGGTCCTCGACCGTTGGGACCAGATGTACAACGGGACGGCCAACAATGTCCCCGGCGGCTATCCGCCTGGTATCATCATCGCCAACTAAGGGGGTCGGCATGAGCAAACTGTTCTTAATTGTGGTGGGGGCGGTTATCGCCGCCCTTGCCTTGGCCGTGGCCCAACCGCTGGTCCCAACGAGTTGGACCGGCTCGGAGTTGATCAACGTTGCGCTTAGTAGCGGCTCTGGCGGTCAGATCTCCCTAGCCCAAACCCGCAATGCTACCGCTGGGGTGGTTAGCAGCGCCGTCACTGGCATAGTCCCTTCAACGAATCTCCAGAACCGAGTAATCTTCGGTTCTGCCTTGACCGGCACAGTGACGTTCAACACCCCGACCAACCCCTACGACGGCGAGATGATGGAGATCGTAAACGGCACTAATGCCGCTTTCACCTTCACTATTACCTTCGCCCCAAGCGGTGGTCAGTTGCTGCTCCCAACCGCCAGCGGAGCCCTTGCCGCCCTGGCCGCTGGCGCTAGCGGTGAGTTCATGTACATCCAAGCAAACAACACATGGTACCGGATCCGCTAACCTAAGGAGCCTGCTATGCCCATCCTAAACATTGTAGGCTCCCCACAAAGCGTGGCCGGGGCCAATGGCGGGAAGACCTACGCCTTCAACAACATCACCAACCTGAACAACCTGCTGGTGGCCCCCGCTTTGCCCTTCAGGAAGAAGATTACCTTCATAAACCCTAGCGGCACCGTCATCCTGTATGTGTCTATGGTTGTCCAGATAAATGCGAATGGGATGCAATCGGGGCTGACCCCCACCACTGCGCTGCTTGGGGGCACGATACCCGTGTTCCCGGGGGCCGTGTTTGCCATCGACGGCGAGTGCCAGCTTGGGTGGCAAGCACTGGCCGCTAGCGGCACTGCCAATCCTCTAACCGTGTTGGACAGCTTCGCATGAGAACGTTAGCGATCCTGCTGCTGCTGTGCACTGAGGCGTTCGCCCAGAGCTGCGGCCCGGCCAACCCCAATTGCATCGTTCCAACGGCTCCGCCCGGCACTAACGACAACCGGGCGGCCTCGACTGCGTTTGTCGAAAATGCTGTGGCTGGTGGTGGCGGCGGAACCCTACTACCACTGAATAACACTTGGACTGGAATTAACACCTATAACAATGCGATT